GCCAGTAGGTAAAATTTTGTGTGTCATTTTAGTTATCATTTAGTTTGTCGTAAAAATAGTCTTCTATCTCTTCTATTAATTTTGTATCCGTAACAACGGATCTATTTTGAAAATCATAAACTTCTAATACTTCTAGCTTATGAGGATCTGGAGGATAAGAATAGCTGCCTTGTGTGCCTAAGCTATATATATACTCTACCTCATACTCATTAAAGTCTCCATCTGTGTAGTTGTCTGTTACCTTATTCATTATCTTGTTAGTGCTTGTAGTTTCTCTCTTAACTTAAAGTTCTCATCCCTCTGCTTATCTAAAAGTGTGTCTAGAGTAATATTACGCATCTCTAAGTTATTAGTATAGAAATACATCTCTGTAACGCATTTGATTAGATTATCAAAAGTCTTATTGTCTGGTCTAGCGTCTTTCCAAGCTATAAGCTGTTTTCCTACAACTTGGAAGTTTGCGTTATACAATTGCTTGTCTAGTAAATTAGTCTTCATTTCATTGTTTTGTTATAAATATCGATATGCAAGATATATAAAAACAACGATATTAACAAACTTATTAACAATCTTTTTTATTAAAGTACTCCTCATAAGGATTTATATGTGTGCTTTGCTCATTCCTATTAATGAGACTAGCTTGTTTTTCTGTAAGCATATAAACCTCTTTCTGTATTTTAGTATTGTCCCACATTGTAGTCTTAGGACAGTTTGAATTTTCAGACTTTGGTAGCTCTAACGTGTTTAACCAAAACGTATAGTTACCTTTAGGATCATTAACGAAGTATATTTTTACCACATCTTCAGGCAGACTCATTAGTCTATCATACTTAGACTTCTCTATCATTTTAGTCTCGTAGTATTTTCTTCGGAATTTCATTTCGATTACGCAAGGCAATCCCTTTGGCGTGTATCCTTTTGCATCATAGAAAGTGTTTTTATCTCCACACCATTCTAAATTCCAACCATCTAGATTTAATAAACCGACAGTAGCTTTTTCGTATTTTTCTATTACATTCATTCTGGCTGGTCTATGCTTAAAAAATGTTCATTTAATTTATCTACCCATTCGTTCCATCTTTTTTTATTACATCCGCAAGGTAGCCAGTATTTTTTATTAAATACATCTGCGAAATAAGTAGCGACCATTATAGCGTCTTCTCTTGTTCGCCTTTCTTTTCTTTCCTCACGAAGTCTAAAATTATGCCAGTTAAAATATTGTTCTTTTGTCATTTAAAAGTAATTATCTAATTTATCTCTCCTTTGATCGCAACCGCAGTCCTCTCCCCATATCTTTTTTACAATCCACCTTACCCCAGTATATCTAAATATTGTCTCTAAAAACGTACCTAGTTTCATTGCTCGTATATATTTTTTATTTGTTTCTTTATTACTGCGACTGCATATCTTATAGTGTCGTACTTAATACCAGTCTCTTTACTTAGCTGAGTCATACTCTTGCCAGTTTCAAAAACTGCATCATATATTGTTCTAAGATATAACTTCTTTAAGGATTCTTGCGTATAATCTACTTTACCATTTTCAATATTTAAAGTGTTATCGTCTATCCATTTGTTTAAAGCATAGTATTTATTATCTATACTACTATCCTCTGTATACTTCTCTCCCTCTAATTCTGGTATATTCTCGTCAGATATTAAAGAAAAGTTTTTCTCTTTCCTCTTTAAGTCTATTACCATATTACGAAGTATTAAATAACAACCGTAAAAGTTTGGCTTATTATTTTCGTACAAATAATCTGATTTGCATACGTGCATTTTTATATAAAACTCTTGCACGATATCTTTTGCAGTCTCTAAATTGCATCCATTATCTTTAACGTACCCTACCCAAAGCCTATCGTATTTATATAACTCTTCAATCATTTGGCTTAACATACGTTATACTAAACAAAACTATACCTATCAATAATTGATGGATAACTTGTCTCCCCTCTTCAATATCGGTTTCATCATATAGATACAAAAAACCCAGACCTACAATTAAATGAAACTGCAAAACTGGGTTATACTTATTGCTTATTGCTATGATAGCGACTAATAAAACTATAAAAGCAAACATTGAGTAAATAATCATAACAACTTTTTACTCAAATATACAAATTTTTGTTAAACTTTCTTTAAAAATTTTAAGGCTTTAACATTTTCTTGAATTTTTTGTACGATTGGTTGATTATCAATACTATATCCTACGTTATTTATTACGGATCTTATACGTACTGGAAAGTCCATTGGCGTAGGTCTACCTCCAGTTTCTACTTCTTTTACTTTTCTGACGTGTATATGTGTTATCATATAGTCAGTAGGATGCTGGATATACCTATGTATAACCCAGAAGTCATCAGCACGATTCACAAACTTAGCACCGCCCTCTACATCTCCAGCTTGAGGCGGTAAAGGAAAACCAGAGTATTCGTGATTTGCATTGTGTAACATTCTTATAGCACTTGTATTAGCGTGTACGTTTAGCCATAACGTTACATTGTTCTGTTTGCAGAATATTCTAAACTCTGTTGTTGCTTGGTAATCGTATTCGTGACCACCTAAACTTTTCATTAGCTCTTTGTCTTTTGCTAGTGAATTATATGGGTCTACCATAAAACCGTCATAGTCCCATAACTGCTTTTGTAATATACCTAAGTTGATAAGGTCTCGATAGGTATACATTTGCTCGGCATTTATTATTTTAAAATACTTCTTTATAAAATTCGTATGCTCTATAAACTCTTCCTCCTTAATTACGTTTACTGGTTTTATAGCTAAATACTCTACAAGTTTACGTATTATACTGTGAGGCTCATTTTCGCTAGAATACACTAGCCACTTTTTACCATACTTTAAAGTATAACTGAGCATTAAAAAAAGGACTGCTGAAGTTTTACCTACGTTTGCTTGTCCTAATATCACGTTAAAATTACTCGGCTTAAATCTTATGTGTTCATCTATTTGATCTATGTCTAATTTCTCACCCTCTTTTAAACTGCCATTCCTTATTTGTCGCAGCTTTTCTAATTGTTCATTGTAGTCTATTATCATTGTTTGTATTTAAAAAGGCTACCCATTTACGAGTAGCCTACTAATATATTAATTTTTATTAAAACGGCAAATCCTCATTTACCACTTCTCTATCTGGCATATGTTGCTTTGCAGTCACTTGCTCCTTTTCTTTCACTATTGTAAAAGTCTTAGCGTAGTGCTTGTCTGGATTTTTTTGACTTTGTAATATATCAAAGTTTAACCAGCCATTGTTTTCGTCTGCTTTCTTTTTGTTTTGCACTAACCACTTAGCCATTTCGTCTGCCCTTATAGCAACGCTTGTTACTATGAAATCATACTTACCCTTTTTGCAGAATAAGAAATCTAAAAATTCTGTTTTACCAGCCATAATTATCTGTTTTTTAATTAAATTATTTATATACTCTTTGTTACCCAATTATACATTATCTCTGCGTCTTCTAAAACGGACTGCACATCACTATCCCCTCTTTGTGCGTGTAGCTCTGAGGAGGCTTTTAAGCAAGTCTGTCTTATGATTGACGTTTGTACATCATCTTTGCGTACAGATTGAGATACGCTTTTATTACCGTAGTTTTGTTCTCTAACAATCTTTGCGTTTCTCATTTCCGCATTACTTACAGTATACTTAATAGTGTCCCCTATAGAGGCTTTAAATTCTCCCTTAGAGAAAAAGGTGTACGCTTGTCCATCTGCAAACGTTACGAGATGCTTATTCATCCCATTCCATTGTCCGTTGATATCAACGTGTTTAATTTTTCCAGTCTTCATTATTTGTGTTGTTTAAAATTTCTACTTCTATTATTGATTCTAAATACGCAACCCTACTTTGCAAAGCTGTGATTCTTGCGTTTAAAAATTCTATCGTTTGATCGTTTGGAGTCTTTGTGCTAATTACTCTATATATATCTTCACTACCAGTCATAACCTTTTTTATTTAAAAATTCGTGAAATGGCTCTGTATCGTTAAAAGCGTGAAAGATGTTTGACAAACCAGTAAGTAGCTGCAAGTCTAGAATATAAGTATACTTTAAATGTGTTAAATGTACCTCGTTTCCTAAAACCTCTATTAATACTTTTGTGTTAGAGGGATAACTATCAAGTCTGTCGTTTAGTTTTTTTATAAACTCTGGCTTTAGTCTTGCCAGTAAATTGTTTTCAGAATCGTATTGTTTTTTTAATTCTGGGTAATCGATTGCTAGATTCATTGTTATGGAATTAGTTATACATTGTTTGTGACGAAGTTATAAAAAATAAACCTATTTACAAAATTATAAACAAAAAAAAGGCTAGTCGCTAAACTAACCCTTTTCTCAAAACAATGATAACATACCATATATAAGGTTGTACAAATGTAACTTAAATTAATTCTTTAACCAAACTTTGATAATGTTTTATTAAATCTATTAATTCGAAATCCGCTTGTTTAATTGTTTGTCTAGATTTCTGAAGTAACTCATCGGCTTTGTCATATCCAAACTCTTTATTAAGATTCATAGCAAATATATAATTCTGCCCATATCTCATACAATTACATTGATAGCATTGCGGTCTACAGTTATCCTCATCCCACCTTAAAATCCTTGAGGCTCTGCTAATAAAGTGTCCGTTCTGCATACCTTGTCCTTTCCAGTACGCTTTCTTATCACACGTATAGCATTTTACTATACCGTTTTGATCTGCATACTTTCTCCTTATATACTCGCTGAATATAGTGTCTAATTTCTTTATAAGATTTTTTCTGGATATTTTTCTAGGCATAAACAAATATAAAAAAAAATGCCTAACAATTTGGTAGACTAATAAATTTTTAGTTTTTTCTACTATTATAGTCTATTATAGTCTAGACTATTATAGAATTATATATATATATATATACGTTAATATATACTAG